ACCGGATGGCCGCGCGATTTTTTTAACCCCCCACGTGGCGCATTCCTGGTCGCGCGATCCCCCTCCCCCGCGCGCTTCTCTCCTTTAATTTTAATTAAAGTGCCTAACTTTCTACTGAGCCAATCATATTGCGCCTGACGAGTCTAGATATGTGGGAAAGACTTGGGCCCTAAGTTGTTGATTAACGGCTATAAATTAAAGGAAGACTGGTCACAGTCTTTAATTCAAGATGCCTAAGCGGGATGCCCCTTGGCGCCTTATGGCGGGAACTTCGAAGATTAGCCGTTCCTCTAATACCGGCCCTCGTGGAGGTTCTGGGCCTAAATTCAATAAGGCCAATGAGTGGGTCAACAGGCCAATGTACAGGAAGCCCAGGATATACCGGGCCTTCAGAACTCCAGATGTCCCTCGAGGGTGTGAAGGGCCTTGCAAGGTCCAGTCGTACGAACAGCGACACGACATCTCACATGTCGGCAAGGTCATGTGTATATCTGATATCACCCGAGGTAACGGTATTACTCACCGTGTGGGTAAGCGCTTCTGTGTTAAGTCTGTGTATATTTTAGGTAAGGTATGGATGGACGAGAATATCAAGCTCAAGAACCACACGAACAGTTGCATGTTCTGGCTAGTCAGGGACCGTAGACCGTATGGTACACCCATGGACTTTGGCCAGGTGTTCAACATGTTCGACAACGAGCCCAGTACTGCAACCGTGAAGAACGATCTCCGCGATCGTTTCCAGGTCATGCACAAGTTCTATGCCAAGGTTACTGGTGGTCAGTATGCCAGCAACGAGCAGGCTCTGGTCAAGAGATTCTGGAAGGTCAACAATCATGTGGTCTACAATCACCAAGAGGCCGGGAAGTACGAGAATCATACGGAGAACGCACTATTACTGTATATGGCATGTACCCATGCCTCTAACCCCGTGTATGCAACGCTCAAGATTCGGATCTATTTTTATGATTCGATCACAAATTAATAAAATTTGAATTTTATTGAATGATTTTCCAGTACATGATTGACATACGACTTGTCTGTTGCGAAACGAACAGCTCTAATTACATTATTAAGCGCAATTACACCTAATTGCTCTAAGTACAGCATGACTAAGTGCTTAAATCTAGCTAAATAAGTCTTCCCAGAAGCTGTCAGAGAAGTCGTCCAGACTTGGAAGTTCAGGAATGCCTTGTGGAGACCCAATGCTCTCCTGAGGTTGTGGTTGAACCTTATCTGGATGTGGTACACTCTTGTCCGAGTGTACGGTGGATCCTCTACCCTGTACATCTTGAAATACAGGGGATTTGTTATCTCCCAGATATAGACGCCATTCTCTACCTGACGTGCAGTGATGAGTTCCCCTGTGCGTGAATCCATGGCCTGTGCAGTTGAGATGCTGGTAAATGGAGCAGCCGCAGTCCAGATCAATTCGTCGTCGTCTGATTGCTCTCTTCTTCGCAATCCTGTGTCGTGGTTTGATAGAGGGGGGAGTTGAGGAAGATGAATTTAGCATTGTGTATTGTCCAGGCTTTTAGTGATGAGTTTTCCTGCTTGTCCAGGAAATCTTTATAGCTGGCCCCCTCTCCAGGATTGCAGAGCACGATTGATGGGATACCCCCTTTAATTTGAACAGGCTTGCCGTACTTGCAATTGGACTGCCAATCTTTTTGAGCACCAATCAATTCCTTCCAGTGCTTTAGCTTTAGGTATTGCGGGCTGACATCATCGATGACGTTATACTCAACTTGATTTGAGTAGACCCGGGAATTGAAATCTAAATGGCCACTCAAGTAATTATGTGGGCCTAACGCACGAGCCCACATCGTCTTACCAGTTCGAGAATCACCTTCTACAATCAAACTGATGGGCCTGATAGGCCGCGCAGCGGAACCTCTCCCAAAATAATCATCCGCCCATTCCTGCATCTCTTCCGGAACGTTAGTGAACGATGAGAGGGGAAACGGTGGAGCCCACGGTTCCGGAGCCTTTGTAAAGATCTTTTCTAGGTTGGAGCGGATGTTATGGTGTTGGACGATGAATGACTTTGGATCTCCGGCTCTGATAATTTCAAGAGCCTCTGAAACACCTCCTGCATTGACGGCGTTGTGGAAGACATCGTCCTTGTTGGCCTTGGTACCCCCAGACACTTTGTATTGTCCGGATTCACAATAGTCACCATCTTTGGTGATGTAGTTCCTGACGGCAACGGTGTCTTTGGCAGCTTGCACGTTTGGGTGAAAACTGGCTGACCGTCTGGGGTGAGTAAAGTCGAAAAATCTTGCATCCTTGATGTTGGACTTCCCTGATAATTGTATGAGACAGTGTAGATGGGGGTTTCCATCGGAGTGTTCCTCACGTGCGACTCTGATATAGGTAGGTTGGACGACTGCCCATGGAAGGGCTTGAAGCATTTGAAGAGCTTCATCTTTGGGTATGTCGCATCGCGGATATGTGAGGAATATGTTTCTGGCTTGTAATCTAAAAGAATGGGGAAGTCGGGGCATATTTGTAAATTTATGTTCAGGACTCCAGCCCAGGACTCCAGGGGAGCTCTCAACTTCTGTCATATTTGCTGGAGTCCTGGAGTCCCATTTATACTACAACTCTCTAAGGCTCTTAGGGGGCACGTGGCGGCCATCCGTATAATATT